CTGCTGTTAAATAAGGCGAAGCTATTTCATAAGCAGATCCGCTTGATAAAATTTGACCTTTATCTTTATAAAAACGAATGTACTGATTACCAAATTCTAAAATATAAGTTTGTGTTGTTGAAAACTCAAACGGTATTAATCTTGTTTTATTAGCAGAAGTTTTAACTTCACTAATAAATTGAGTGCCTACTCTTCTAGTAGCTGATCCTTGTGGATGAACTAAAAAGTTTTCTAAAGTTTTGCAGCCTGTTCTATATTTATCAAAATCAGTTCTGCCATCTAGTTTAGAGCCAAGCTCACCAGATACAAAAGAAGTAAGCGCTAATGTTGTACGAGCCATTTATAGCCTCGCATCTGTGAATTCATTACTTTCAAGTGAGCTAATACTATTTTCTGTTGCATCAATAAATCTTGCTTCTCTTAATCTTTCATCAGCTTGTTCTTGATAATATTTTGCAAGCGTTGCATTGTTGGTAATACCGTAAGCAATATCGGCTGCAAGCTGCGCAGCAAGAGCTTCTTGTAAATAAGTATCGTACTGATTTGGATCGGTAATTAAAGCAACATAAAGAATATAAACAGTTGCTTCGTCAGTTACTAATTTTCTACCTTCAATATTATATTTAATATCAGCTTCAATGCTATCAAGTGCGCCTGTATGTAATTTTAAAACTCTCAAACAGTCTGAAGGCAAAGTATAAGCATAAGCATATTCAACCACAGGAGCCGTTGTATCTTGTGCAAGCTGAACTCTTTTTAATAAACAGTTCCAAGGATGTGATCTAAATATTCTATTTCTTATTGGCTCATATCTTTGATTACAAATTCTTGCATTCTTACTATCATCGGTAAGAGCTGTTATTGTAGATGCGCCAAGTAAATTTAATGCTGAGTTAACTATTTCTACTACACTTGCCATAATTTTTTTTCCTTACAATAATTTTTAATTGTTGTTCCTGGTCTAGTAATTTTTAAATTAATTCTTTGTGCTGCTCGTTCGCAGTCTTGTAAATTTTTAAATTCTGTTTGATGATTTACATTCAAACATTCTGTTAATAATGGTGAACAGATTACGCTCACCAGCGTATAAAATTGAAACATAATTTTTTGATTGTCGGAGGAGGCAATTTACGCCTCCCCCATTTTGACTATGAATTAGTCAACAACGTATCTAATTGTTAAATAGATAGTTCCAGATGCCGCTCCGCCAGCAAGTGTTGCTGTGATCGGTAATCCGTCTTTGTTTGCATCAACAACTGATCCAGAACCTAGAGCGATTGTCGCTGCTATGTCTGTTCTTGCTGCTGATGAAGTTGAAGTGGCTGCTAAATAAGAAGCTGCAGAAGCACTTACTGCTGTTCCTGCTGCGTTAGTATATGCGCCATATCCAACTGATAATGTAGTCGAAGCTCCTAAAGCATCATTAGCTAAGTAACCGTCAAGAATTCTTGCACCGTTTGGTAGGTTAAAGAACTGAATAACGTCACCGATTTGAAGTGAGCTTGCTTCGTATTCTGCGAAAGCAATTCTTACTTTGCCGCTTTGTTCATTAGTTTTGATGTTTTCTGAAGGAACATTCTGACTCCATTTAGTTTTTTGAACTGAATATACTGTTGCCATATTTTATTCCTCCTATGCTTCGTAACATTCGATTGATACAACTTTAGCTTCTTCCATTCTAGTTGCGCCGATGGATTGACATACATAAACTTGTGTTGAGTAACCACGATCTGATCGCTCATCAATTCTAGTCATAATGTCTTGTCCAACTGCCATAAGAATTGCGTCTTGTGTGTACACAAGCGCTTTTCTTAAATTGCCAGATTTAGAAAGTCTGTTCGACATAATAAAGTTGAAACCCATGAATGTATTTAATTCACCATTCACAAGAGCTTTAACTGTATTGTAGTCAGAACTTGTAACGTTTGTATCTCCAAGTAAATCGATAACTTGTTGTGGACCAACAATTATATTTCTTGGAATTGAAGGATCTACATCACCACTATCAAGAATTTTTTTCGCATTTCTTAATTTTGTTAATGTTAATCCGCCTGTTGATGCTTCAGTAATTGCATTAGCAGCTGTGAAAGAAGTAGATGTGCTACCTGTTTCGCCTGTGAATGCTGTTCCTGTTGCAGCGCTTATAATTACATCGTCTTGCGCTCTGCCTAAAGCATAAGCTGCAGCTAAAGCATAAGATGATGTTGGATCAATTAGAGTTCTTAACTTATCTTGATTGTCGATAAGATCAGCAAACTCATAATCAGCCAAAGATACTCTTCTTCGTGAATGTGGAGTGTCCAGCTGAGGCGTTTCAGCGTGTCGTGTTGTTCTTAACACGGCAGCTACGCTACCAACTTGGTCAAAGAAAGCATTTTTTCCTACAACGCTTTCAACTCTCACAGTACCTCTAAGAAGCGAACCTTTTTGTTGTGACAACATTTGTACATTGTTTGAATACTGCTGTACAAAAGCTGTAGTTATTTGGTTTGACATATTGTCAATCTCCTTATTGTTAGTTTAAGTTTTGATTAGTCGGTTCGATTTTCCAGAAGATCTGGATCTTGCCTGTGTATTTAGCGATTACACTTCATCGTTTATCTTTGAGATCCTTGCGGATTTTCTCAACAGAATTTTTTTTCATTACCCAATCGAAATATGTTTGTGCCACAGGAATTGGATCTAGCTTCACATTTTCAGATGCGAATTCAACAGCTAGACGCAAGCATTCCAGGCGTATTTCGCTTTCGGTTAGAATTTCTTTATCAACCATTTAATAACTGTCTAAGTTTATAAACTTCTTCAACAGCTCTTTTGTGGTTAGGATGACCGCTTGTCCAATATGGAGAACCTTCTTCCATAAGAGCATCTATTTCTCTTTGGATTTCAGTTGCGGTTTGATAGCCAGAACCTTCACCTTTGACAATCTCATCTTCAGATAATTTGTCTGCAAGTTGTGAAAATGCTTTTACTAATAAAACATTATCACCAAGTCTGGAGCCATCTTGTAAAATTGTATTATTTAAAAAGTCAGCACCTAAAGTTGAACTTGCAAGTCTTTTAGCTTGGTCAAGTCTTTTATTAAACTCTGGTCCAAATTCTTTTTTTAAACTTAATTCTGCTTCTTGTCTAACAGTTGCAGCTTGTGCTTCTTGTTGCTGTACAGAATTTTGATTAAGCTCATTATAAAATTTTATTAATCCTTCTGCTTGTTTAGGAAGTAATCCTAATTTATGTGCAGCTTGATTAAATTCCTTTAACTGACTTGGATCAACTTCCTCATCTTTAAAAGAATATTTATATTGATCTGGAGTTTCTGGCGCACCTAATTTTTTAAATACGGCTTGCCAATCTTCATCTGTTGCATATTTATTAGGTACAGGAATTTTATCCATTCCTACTAATTTTTGTGCGTGCAGATAACTTTTTACAAAACTTTCCATATCGTTAAAATTTTGTAATGATTTTTCTTCTTTATAACTTTCAGGAATTAAAGTTTTAAAATCTATTTTATTTTCCTGTTTAGCCTGTGTAGATACAGGTTGCGCTAAAGTTGTTGGCGCTTGTACTGATGAAGCAACATTTTGTTGAACATCAGATTGTCCTGTTGCTACAGGAGCAGTTGTCTGATTTTCCATTTATTTAACTGTTAGTTTGTTTAAGAGCGTTTTTAATAAAGATAAGCACAGAGCGTTGACCTTCTAAGTAGGCTGTTTCGTGACTATCACCTTTTTGATGAGTAGTCGCAAACTCGTGGCATCTTTTTTCGAGATCGCTTAAAACTCGTTTTCCTTCATCGCTACCGAATACAATTTTGTAATCAGCAACAAGTTCGAGAAATTTTTTATTGTGGTTGTTGTTGTTGTTGTGTTCCATTGAGAGCTTTCACCATTGGTGCAGAGTTTCTTGCAATTTCGCTACCAGCGAGTTCTTGTTGCATTTGCATCTGCATTTGTTGTTGTTGTGCTTGTTGCTCTCTTTTTTGTCTTACTTGCGCATCTGATCTAATCATCTTCGCAGGTAATCCTAAAACATTGATAATGGTTTTAACTAGACCGTTTTCATCAATATAATCTGTTACAGGAGATACTTGGCTAATAGAGCCAAATACTTCTAGTCCTCTCATAATCGATTGTAGTTCTTGGGATCTTTGTGCAATCGCCATTGGTGATACATATTCAATATCCACTTCTTGACCTGCAAGCATTTGTGGAGCTTGAACAAATAAATTATTTCTTAACATAATATTAAACACTCGAATAATCATTGGCTGCAATAATTCGTTTTGTAATCTTGATAATGCTGGTCCTAGAATTCTCATTCGTTCTTCATTACGAGCCGTAACTTCTGTGGCTGTCATAGAACGATTAGAACTAGACATCATTAATTGATCTACATAAAAAGTTTTTGCAATCGCATCTCTTCTTTGGTTTTCTAAATTAATTCCAAGTGGAGAGTTTGCACCTATTTGTAATGGTTCAATTTTATCTCGTGAGCCTGATCGATAATAATTTAATGAGCCTGGAGCTGTACGAACAGGCAAAATCATACTGTCATCAGGAACTAATAATGGTGGATCAACCATCTTAGCTGCAGCCTTTAATGATACTTCAACCATTTTGTTTAAAACTTTAACATCAGGTAAAGCATTCATTCCAGGAGATCTGCCGTATATCTCTGATGAACCTTTTAAATATCTTGGTACAACGTAAGGAAGTTCTTTAAATCCTCCTTGTGAAATAATATGTCCGCTTTCGTATTCAAAATAAATACTTTCAAACGGCATATTCTTTTTATCTTTTTTCTTCTCATCGTACATTAATCTTGGTCGTACAACATGAACTAAAGATATTTCGTCAAATGGATTTTTTTTAAATGCGTTTTGAACAGAAGTGCTAACATTCTCTGCTCCAAATTTTGAAACAATTGCCTGAGCTGGCATTTTAAATTTACGATAAATGGTATCAACAAATCCTTTGTCATTTTCCATTATGTATAATTCTTTTATGTGTCTTGATGAAAAACGAACGATGTCCTCTCGATCTTCTTCGATCATTAGACAAGCGGTACCGAATGCAATTAAATCATGGTAACACTCAAAAACTTCTTGCTGAAAATTAGAACGGTTGAAGGCTACATACATTTTATTTGTTGCATCATCCAACCACTCTTTCGCTTCATCCTCATCATTTAGAATTGGCTCTTTAAATCTTAAAGAGAACCATCTATTTGCGGATGAGGTTAACATTCCATGTAGTGAAGCTGCCAAAAGTTCGAGCGAATGTATGGCTGTTCCATCAAATATTTCTATGTTTCGCTTGTCGCCTTTTGCTCGTTCTTTTGTAATGTCGGCTCGTCTAGGCAGCAGTACGTCTGCTATTTCTTGCCAATGGCTTTCAAAGTTGCTTCTTTGCTCCATTAGCCTAGACAAATTTCTTTTTAAATCTCGTGAGAGATCTCTTAAATTTTGTTCTTGCATTTTTTATCCAAGTAAAGATCTATAACCTAAAGACAATGTGTCTGCAGGTCCTGTAACGCCTGTCAAAACATTTGCACGTCTGCCTCTGCGTCTTGCATCGATCAATCTTTGATCTGTCATTTCGACAGCAGTTGGTCCTGCAGGAACGGTAGCTGGTTTTGGTGCTTCCATTTGTGCTGGCACTTGCGGTTGCTCTGGTGCTTTTGGTTTTGATTTAAACGGATTTGGAACAGGTCCACCCATGTTAACCTCCTAGTAAAGTTGTTTGATTATTTAACTGACTTTGTTTTTGCAAAGATCTTGTTCTTCTTTTTGACATTGGTAATTTATTATCTGCTGTTGCTTTAGCAGCTGGTGTAGATTTTGCTTCTTCTTTAACTTTTTGTATTGCTTTAGCTTGTTGCATTACATCAACAATCTTTTTTCCTAGCCCCATGACTAAGCGCCTAATAAAGTTTTATTATCTAATTCAGGAGAACTTGTAAGTCCTGTACCTGTCAATATTGTAGAACGTCTACCTCTTCTTCTAGCCATGCTCTCACGCATAGCAAGTTCTTCTGCTTCTCTTCTTTTTACATCTTCAAAATTTGGAACCGCCTCTACTTTAGGTTCTATAAATTTTGGAGGTTCTGGCATTTGTGGTTTTCCAAAAATAAAACTCATAATATATTAAAT